ATCCTAATAATAGATATGAGCTCGACAACGGAATAACTCTCTGTTCGCATTGTCATTCTTCATTCCATCAAATCTATGGAAAGCGAAATAATGATGCGCAACAATTGTCAGAATTCATTAAGTCAGATAAAAAGATATGCTGAACTTGCGGAAATACGAACCGCAAGAACTATGGGATAAAAAGCCCGTAGGATAACAAATTTGGTAGGCCTCGGCGTGTTCGATGCCCTTGCCCGCGATATCGTTGACCGTGATACCGGTGAGATCTATCCTGCCCTGTCGTGTTGTAACGACCCGGTGATGGCAGAGCGCTGTACAGTTCGTGGAGCCGAAAAGGCGATCTGGTCGATCAAGGCGAACCAAGTCATCAATTCTGATGCTGCGGTCCTTCTGCGCGAAGGATTCAAGCAGGGCAAGATCCGTTTGCTGGCAACAGAATATGACGCGGAAGGTCTGTTCGGTGATATCAAAGGGTACTCTTCCCTGTCGCCGTCAGACAAGACGCTGCTTTCGCTGCCGTACATCAACACGACTCTCCTTATCGATGAGATGGTCAAACTCAAGCACGAGGAGAGCGGTGGCAGAGTCAAGATCTATGAGCGGTCCGGCGCGAGAAAGGACCGTTACTCCAGTTTGAGCTACAATTATTATGTTGCAACACAACTCGAAAGCAAGATGTGTAGACGCAAGGATACTACATCTGATATCAGCGACTTCTTTGTATTGAAGGCGCCAAAATCCAGGGCGGCAGCAAGGTGGTGAAAGATGTAAATGCCAAAAACGCCAAAAGAGAAACCTGAGTTTTTGATGGAGGACACTCCGTCGGAAAAGACGACCGCTACGTTCGCTGGCGAGTTTAGTGATCCGGAGCGGTTCGCACTGCTAAACAGATTGATCTATCGCGATCTGAACAAAAATCCAAGATCGCCTACATTTTCGCTCTATACCAGGGACGACATCACGAGTTACCTAAAAGATCCATATCGGTATCAGACGCAATTGCGCGCTGCCGTCGTCTATATTTATGGAGCGAGCTCTCACTTCAGGAGACTGATCCAATACTTCGCCAGCCTGTCGGACCTCTCTTATATCGTGAGCCCTGCGGGGATCGATCCGCAGAAGGCGAAGTCCAAGACGATCAACAACAATTATCGCAAAGTTTTGAACACGATGTAGGCGATGAGCGTCCGGTCGCAGTTCCCAAAGATCCTCACAGTGTGTTTGCGAGAGGACACCTATTACGCCACTATGTGGGTCACTAACGATGATATCACGCTGCAACAGCTCCCATCCGACTATTGCGCGATCACTTCTGTCGAAGGCAACGTTCCCAACGTCACCTTCGATTTTTCGTATTTCGATACATATTCTCAGTATCTAGAATACTATCCGGCTGAGTTCAGTACGAGGTACGAACAGTATCAGCGGGACAGATCCGGGATGCGTTATCAGGAGCTCGATGCTCCCACCTCGTTCGCGATCAAGTGCAACGACGATATCCTTGAATACTCTATCCCACCTTTTGTCGGGATCCTGCGTGAGATCTATGATATCGAGGATTATGCCCAGATGAAGCTGACGAAAACGGCCATCGACAACTACGCGATGGTCGTCATGACGCTCGGCATCAACGAAGATGGCGAGTGGGCTATGGACCTCAACAAGGCAAAAGAGTTCTGGCGCAACCTTGACCACGTCTTGCCCGATGAGATTGGGTCCGTGCTCAGCCCCATGCCGATCAGTAAGATCAGCTTTGAGAAGACGAACACGGCAGACAACGATACGATCGCCGATGCAGAGGAGAATCTGTTCACGGCGGCTGGCGTCTCCTCTCTCCTGTTCAACAACAAAAAAGCATCTGCGAATGCGCTTGCGTTGTCGATCAAAGCGGATCAGGCGCTCACGTTTGGGATCGTCAAGAACATCGAGAATGCGATCAATCGCTATATCCGGAGCCTGAGCTATGGAAAGAATTTCAAGGTCACCTTCTTAGATTGTAGTCCATACAATCGCAAGGAATTGGGTGATGCGTATCTGAAAGCAGCGCAGTACGGGCTCCCGACCATTTCGATGTATGCGGCGTCCCAAGGGCTGGGGCAGGCAGAGCTGGATAATATGAGCTTCCTTGAAAACGATGTCCTGCATCTGCCTGATATCTTCCGGCCACTGCAGGGTGCCTCGACGCTGAGTGCAGCAGAGACCAACCAAGGCGGGGCTCCGGAGAAGGACATCGGCGACCTGACAGACAGCGGAGAACAGACCCGCGAGGAAGGATAAGGAAGAAATATATGAAGTTTATCTACGTCTTTGGCAAGGACAAGGAGAGGATGCTGGAACATGGGTTCGAGCTCGTCTCTTCTGACCCCAAGAATGGCGTGTATGTTTTTCTAAACCAGGCCCGTCAGGACTTTTCTGAATTGGATATCCCATGTGTGTTTTCCAATGTCCTGACCTTTTGAGCCTGGTGGTCCACGGAGGTGACACATATGGGCCATGACATCCATCTATAGTTCCGGTCGGCTATCGGCGGCATCGAGGACATCAACGAATCGTTTGCCCGGGCAGACCTTCGCGTTTGTTATCATGGGATGAACCGGAACAAGAGCTACATCAGCAAAGAGAGCATCGAACGTGCGATCCCCACGATGTACAACTGCCCGATCGTTTGCCACTACGATGTGGCCGCGGACAGCATCGGCGGTCATGATATCGATGTCGTCAGGATGGACAACGGCAGCGTCCAAATGATCAATCTCACGGATGCTGTTGGTGTCGTTCCGCTCGACGCCGAATACTGGTGGGAAGACATCGATGATGACGGTCAGACGCATCAATATTTCAATATCCGCGTCATCATCTGGAAGCGTTCCGCTGTCTATGAAAAGCTGGTGCGAGATGGGATCACATCTCAGAGCATGGAGATCACAGTGAATGATGGTGCAATGAAGGACGGAGTCTTCAATATCGAAGATTTCACGTTCACGGCGTTCTGTCTTCTGGGCGATGACATCGAACCGTGTTTCGAGTCTGCTGCTGTGACCATGTATGATAGAGATATCGCCTCTGCGCATTTTGTGCAGATGATGAAGGAATGGAAGGAAAGCTTTAGTAAGGAAGACATAACGAAAGGAGGAACTGCGATGGATGAAAAGAGAGATCTGCTGGCCGAGTTTGGCGTCACAGAAGAGCAGCTCGATTTCGGTATGGACGAGCTGTCCCTCGACGAACTGCGCGCCAAGCTCACAGAGCGGAGAGATGCCGCCAAGTTCGCTCTCGTCAATCAGATGATCGAGGAGATCTATGCATCGCTTTCTACACAAGTCATCGAGACCGAGTACGGTAAGATGCAGAAATACTGGTATTGGGACTATGACGACGAGTCGATGGAGATTTATTGCCACGACTCTGAGGACTGGAACCTGTACGGCTTCGGGTATTCCATGAACGGCGACCATGTCGTCATCGACTTTGATAGCAAGAAGCGCAAGAAGCTCGCTGTCGCTGATTTCGACGAGGGCACCACTCCTGCGAATTTCGCCAAGGTCGTCGCCGCTGTCGCAGAAGCCGCTACTGCAAAGGAGTCTGCTCGTATGGATGAGCAGTTCCAGGTGGAGCGGACCGGTCTCGAAGAGAAGTATGCCGCTGTCGAGCAGACCGTGGAGACGATGCAGGCAGAGCTGGAGGATCTTCGGAAGTTCAAGCTGGATACTACCGTTGCGGCCCGCGCCGCAGAAGAGGAAGCGGTGTTCAGTATGTTCCCCGACCTCGCAGGCAACGAAGCCTTCGAGGCGCTCAAGGAGGACTGCGCCAAGTTCTCTATCGAAGACCTTGAGGAGAAGTGCTATGCCATCCGCGGCCGCGCGGACAAGCGGAACTTCTCCATGCAGAAGCAACCCGCTCCTCGTCTTGCCGTGACACACGGTGGTGCTCCCGGCAGGGGCGATGAGCCATACGGCGGACTCTTTGTCGAGTTCCCGCCCAACATTTGATGAGGAGGAAACATTATGGAATATTGTGTGTTTCGCAGTGACCTGATGTTCGGTACTGATGATCGTGCCGGTCTGGTCTCCTGCCGCGTGTACGACACCGATGGGACTACCCCTATCGCTGTCGAGAACGGCGTGATCGTTGAGCTGAAGGGTTTCGAGGATGGCCAGAGAGAAGTGTATAAGGCTGTCCTGGCTACTTCTTCCAGTGACCTGTCCAACTGTGTCGTGATCGGCAGCGTTGAGACCATGTATGATGAGCGCAAGCATAACCTGGACGAGTTCATCAATGAGGCCAATGCTATTTGCCGCGGCTATCGTCTGCACTGCAACGACCTGTTCTCCGTGACGGCCCCTGGCTTTGACGGCGATGCTCCCACTGCTGTCGAAACCAACGTCGCGATCGGCCAGAATGGCAAGATCAAGGCTGGTGCCGAGGGTCTCGGTGTCTGTTCTTACATCGAGTAGGCCGGCCGCTATACCTATTACACTATCAGAGTCGGCAAGACCGAGGCCACTAAGGCTGCCTCCGGTGGCTCCGACTCCGGCAACTGATCAGGAGAAAGAAGGAGGAACGAGCGATGGCTGATATGAATGATATCGTGCGTATGGCCGTTGATGCCTATCACGGCTGCACTACCAAGTATTCTACCCGCGAGTCTCTGGATTCGCTGCGTCAGGCTCTGGTCGCCGCGAACGGCGGGTAGACCACCCTTAATTATAAGAACATCCGCGACGGCAAGTGCGCGGGCCTGTTTACGCTGATCGAGGAGATCCTGTCCCGGACGATCGTCGAGGGATGGCAAGGCGATGAGTATTTCAATGCTCTGGTCGACTTCCGTAATGTCGCTCTGGGCGACCGCAATATCTTTACGGTCGAAGACAGCAACCTGTTCGTCGTTGCTGAGGCCGCTGATGGTACTCAGGCGATCCGTCGTCAGCGTCTCGGCGGGGTCTCTCAGACCTCTATCCCGACCACGTTCAAGGTGGTTCGCATCTATGAGGAACTCAATCGCGTCCTGACCGGGCAGGTCGATTTCAATGTCTTTATCCAAAAAGTCTCTGAGTCCTTCCGCAAGAAGCTGCTCGACGACATCTATAGCCTGTGGAGCACTGCTACTGCCAATGACCTTGGTGGCGCTGTATTTTTCCCGGCCGCCGGCGCTTACGACGAAGACACTCTGCTCGATGTGATCGCGCATACCGAAGCCGCTGCTGGCGGCAAGACCGCTACCATTCTCGGTACTAAGAAGGCTCTGCGCAATCTCGCTCCTGCCATCCAAGGCGTCGAGTCCAAGAGCGACCTTTACACCATGGGTTACTATGGTAAGTTCTATGGCAATCCTGTCGTTGCGCTCCCGCAACGTCACAAGGTCAATTCTACTGACTTCGTGTATGACGACAAGACTCTGACCATCATTGCCGGCGATGACAAGCCGATCAAGTGCGTCTACGAGGGTCAGTCTGTCGTTATCCCCGGCGACCCCACTACCAATATGGACCTGACCCAGGAGTACCTGTACGGCGAAAAGTACGGTCTCGGTATCGTGCTGGCTGGCGGCAACGCTGGCATCGGCCGTTACGAGATGGTCTGATTTTGACCATGTGCGGCGGCCTCGTGCCGCCGCATCCTATGAACGAAAGGAATGTATACGATGGCAACAACGACTAGAAAGAAGACCCAGTAGGCGAAGACCGTTTCGGAACAGGCCACAGAGCCTGTCTCTGTCGATGTCGAGATGGGCGAGGCTTCTGCCCCCGCTCGACCCGACGTCGCAGCTCAACCTGAACCGGCTCCCGCAGAAACCAAGAAGGCGTACCGCGTCAAGACAGACCTTGACCCCAATATGATCGTTCCTGTAAAGAATGGCTTCCCGGGTGTCCTGGTCTATCGCAGCCGCCGTACCGGCGAGCTGTACCGTTGGCAGGAGTTCGGAGCAGAACAGGACATGGAACTCTCAGAGCTCAAGACTGCGAAGAATTCCTGTAAGGAGTTTTTCGTCAATGCGTGGTTTTTGATCGACGACCCGGAGGTCCTCGATTGGCTCGGCGTCTCCCAATATTATAAGCACACCCTGTCGTTCGACCAATTCGACGCTGTGCTTTTTAAGGATGCGGACAGTCTGAAGCAGGCCATCGACGAGATGTCGAATGGACAAAAGCGGTCCCTGGCCTATCGCGCAAAGCAACTCATCGCAGACAATACGATCGATTCTCTCGCAGTCATCCATGTGCTGGAGGAGAGCCTCGGTGTCGAGCTGATCGAGTACTGACAGAGAGGTGGATCATGAGTGTATCTTATGACCGATTTACACGAGCGTTCCTGGACAAAGTCGCTGAGTATGACTTTGCGACCATGGATGCGTTCAGCAGGACCAGCACCGTCGACGGGTATATGAAGCGGGCCATCTCTGAATTCAAGAGCATCTGCCAGTATGACTTATCCTAGACCGACGACGATATCGTTCGAGAGTTCAACGTCGATATCAAGCACGAGGACCTGGATGAGATCCTCGACATCGTCTCTGAAGGCATGATCGTCCAGTGGATGAAGCCGCTGACCTATCGTCAGGAAAACCTGGAGGCCTTTCTCAACACGAAGGATTTCACTTCGTACTCCCCTGCTGAGCTCCTGCTCCGCGTCGGGAACGCCTATGCTACCGCCAAGCGTAACTATATCAATATGATGAGGGAATATTCTTATATCCATGGCGACCTGTAGGACCTGCATCTATGATGATGACACGGCACAGTGACCCGGTGGAGCCAATGCTGGCAGGAAACTATTTCGGATCCCTCATCGATATGGTTTTCAAGATCCTGCCGTTATGGGAGAATCAAGAAGAGACTCTCCCTGTCTATATCGAAAGCTTACAGGCGGAGCTCTCTGGGTTCAAAGGTCTGGTCGTTGCGGTATCGTATGACTCGATGTATCTGTCTCTCTTGTCGATCCTGCAGTATCTGCTCGACCATCCTGAGCTCGAAGTCCCTGTCGTCAAGCGCGAGGTGTTCCATATGATCTCCCTCTGCAATAAGCTCAAGAGCCGCTATGCAGGCAACGAGGTGGAGGTGAGGTCATGAGCGTATGGGACAACTATTTTGGCCGTGTTGGTCAGTCGGATGGCGTGGGGCGAGATGCGATCTTGTCCAGAGAGCAGCGCATCCTGAAACAGAAGATCCAGAAGAGCCTCTCTTGGCATCCGGGTGTTTTGGTCGATGGGGTCCTGACCGACGTCGCGATCATCGACTCAGACAACCTCGACACGAAATCCATTTTTAGCATGCCTCCGCAGGAACTGGATGCCGGCAGTCTCGTAGAGTGGAGCGGCCAGCGCTGGCTCATCACGGAAAAGGATTTCAATACCGAGGTCTACACCAGATGTACGATGCGGCAATGCAATTATCTGCTGAAATGGGTCAACTCAGACGGTGTCATCGTCTCACGGTGGTGTATCGTTGAGGACGGAACGAAATTAAGGCGCACTACGGTGCGTATGGTTTGGCATACTGGAAACGGTATGTAAAAACGATTCCCCTAATTGCTGGAACACCCTTAGAGCCATATGGGCCACAGCGCACGTTTGAAATACAGCGAAACGCGATGGCTTGAGAATCATATGGATTGGGCGATCAGCAGCGAAGCTCCGAACAGGAGAACGTTCAACGACTATCCCGGCAGCGGGAGTAAGGGCAAGCGCTCTGAAACGGGGAACCCTAAACCACATTCGTGTGGCATGGTGAAGATATAGTCTGCACCTTATAGAAATATAAGGAAGTGCTTTGCACTGGAGTGGGTCAGCGTCCCACTTCTAACACAATGGACCTTACAGGCGAATACAGCGACAGCTTTTTCATCGCGACGAAGGGTGATACTCGTATCTCGATCACGCTGTCTATGGACCGAGAAACATCTCGACTTGACCGCGAGAATCGATTCATCGTTGATGTCGCTGGAACGAGTGAGCCTCTGGCGTATCGTCTGTCAAAACCGTTCAAGTTCACCCACAATTATGGAGACACTGGTACATACACTTTTGTCCTCACCGAGTGCAACCGCGAGGAGGACGATAATATCGAGCTTCGTATCGCAAATTATTATAGATATTTCCCGCGGGACGATGGCGCTGATATCCCTGCGCCGCCAGACCCCGAAAGGAAGGTGTGGATCTGATGGACCTGCAGGAATTATTTGACTATAAGAACCGCTGTGTCAGAGATATCCTGACGAACGAACGGATCGTTGCACTATTGCATGACGACTAGTCCACGGTCATGGCTGCCGAGGACTATGTGTATCGTCAGGTCTTTCCCTACGAATACATCCCAGAAACGATCGAGCAAGCTTAGACGTTTATCTGCGTCGATGTCGACGTGCAAAAGTCTTTGAACAAGACGTTCCTCGTCCCCGTCCTTTATGTCTGGGTCTTCTCCCATAAGAGCAAGCTGCGGTTGCCGGAAGGCGGCGTCCGCCCGGACGCAATCGCTGCGGAAATCGCACGAACGCTCAACGGGAGTAGATATTATGGACTCGGAGAGCTGGATCTGTATTCGGCGAAACGGTTCGCCCCGATCACGGACTATCAGGGCAAGGTCCTGATGTTCCAGGCGGTGGACTTCAATCGAACACACCCGACTGGCAAGCCTGTTCCGGCCAATCGGAAATCGCTCTGATGCCGACCATCAATCTATTATATAAGCAGCGATACGACATCACAGATGCGATCCACATCTCGATCCCGACGGTCCGAGATGTACTGGAAAGCGAAGACGAGTATTACGGCGCGGTGTTTGCACTGACGGCTATGCCCATCGATATGATGGTGCAATTGGACGACATTGGCATCGACTTCACACAGATCAATGAGTATGAGCTGTTCCTCTATATGTTTCCAGCATTGAGAGTGATGCCTCATATCGGATTGATCTTCGGGGATTTGGATCTGTCCGGATTCCAGACGGCTGTCGATGACCGAGGCCATGTATTCCTAATCGACCAGGAGTCCGGTATCAAGATTGACCGTGCGATGTACGGCCAGATCGCACAGGCGCTCCGCGAGATCCACGGTCTGACCAAGGATGTCCGGAAGCCTGGCAACGATGAAGCTCGGAAATATATGATCGACCGGGAGCGAAAGAAGATGCGTCGTGCGGCCAGGCAGAAGAAACGATCGTACTTGGAATCTTTGATCATCGCGCTGGTCAATACCGAACAGTTCAAATATGACTATGAGTCTATACTGGATCTGACGATCTATCAGCTCAATGCGAGCCTGCGTCAGATCACCAAAAAGATAAACTACGATAACCTGATGTTCGGATGCTATTCCGGCTCAGTCGATATCAAGAAAATCAGCCAGGAAGAATTGATCTGGCTACAAACATGAGGAGGAACCGATATGGCTATCAATGTTAGTGACCTCACTGTCACCAGCCTGGAGACCATCACTGCGTTTGACATCGTCTCTGGTTAGTTCAAATGGGTCCTGGACGAGCTTCAGGATGCGACGATCTCCAACACCCAGGAGACGACCGATATCACTGGTAAGCAGGGTCGTCTGCTGAATACCCTCAAGCGCAACAAGGCCGTTACCATCTCCGGCAACAACGGCCTAATCTCTGCTGGTCTTCTGGCCACCCAGGTCGGCAGCGAGTTCGAGGTCAAAAAGACGACTGTCATGTACCCTGATTACCTGACCGTCACCGGCAATAAGGCCACCACCACCTATAAGGCGACTGGCACTGCCGGCAACGAGATCGAGACCATTTACGTCCACAACAACGACGGCACTCTCGGCAAGGCCCTGACTCAGGACGCCACCGCCAGTGCTACCGGCAAATTCGCATATGCTCCCGACACCAAGGAGATCACTTTCTTCGATGGTGATGTAGAGGACGGCACCGAGGTCGTCGTGTATTACTTCCGTACCATCGAGGCTGGTGTCGTCGAAAACCTGTCTGACCAGTATTCCGAGAAGGTCGAGCTGTATATCGATGCCTTTGCGGAGGATCGTTGCGCTAATATCTACCGCATCCAGTTCCATGTGCCCAAGGCCGACTTCAACGGTAACTTTGACATCCAGATGGGCAACGACCAGGCCGTCCACGCCTTTGAGGCTCGTTCCCTGGCTGGCGCCTGCTCCGGTGGTGCAAGCGTGCTGTGGACCTACACTGTCTTCGGCGAAAACGCTCCGGACGCCGCCTGATTTAAGGAGGCTATACGTATGCCAAAGCAGATGAAGACATGCCGTGTCTGTGGTGCGACCTACGAAGCGTGCAATAGCATCAAGGCGGGCACCTCTGTGTTCAATTGGCGTGAGGTCGCATGTAGTCCAGCATGCGGAGAGATCTATCTCTCTCGTGTCAACGACGCCAGAGCACCTGCTCCCAAGAAAGCAAAGCACCGTGCGTCCAGTGAAGGTCGACTTCCTGATGCATCGGCGCCTGCTGCTGTGTCTGTTACGGCAGATGACAGTGTGCCACAAGACGAAATCAGATGATTGAACGAAAGGCGGGGTCGAGACCCCGCCTTTTTTTTCTGATAAGGATATCATATGGAAGAAATCGTTTTAACAATAGACAACAAGGCCATTTCCTAGTATGCGATGTACTATTTTGAGCAACACCCAAAAGCTAAGAAACGGCCAATCGCACATCCCTATCATGAGTCTATCAATACGTGGATGATCATGAAGCGCCCTATGATGAATGCGCTGAAGCAGAGATGGAAAGACTTCATCACCTGGTTCGTCGCTGATCGAGGTTATGCTAACCTACACATCAATAGATGTGAGTTGCACTTCGTGACATATTACTAGACCAATCGCAGGCACGACGTGGACAATAGTTGTCCGAAATTTATCATCGACGGCCTTTGCCAGGCGGGACTCATCGTCGATGACGACAGCACTCATGTAACGAAACTCATATTGGAGTGCGATGTGGATCCGATCGATCCAAGGACAGAGATACATATCTATATTAGAGAATGAAATAAAGGAGAACAAGGATATGGCAAAGGCAGGAAAGCGCGTGACCGTCAAGGCGCTTGAAAAGGCGATCATCGAGAATTGCTACGAGAAGTCTCCCCCTCGCATCGTGGACAAGTGGAACGACGTTGAGCTCACGATCTAGACACGGCTCCCGCTCAGTGACATGCTCGCATTCGTGAATGACCTTGTGAGCATGTGCTTCACAGACGACGGAGAATATGTGCCGGAGACCCTGGACTTCTTTGTGAAGTATGGCGTCCTGACTCGGTATGCCAACCTCACCTTCCCCACCGACATCGAAAAAACATATGCGATGATCTATCATTCCGACGTCTTCGAGTTCGTCGTACAGCGGATCGACCAGCGTCAGTTGGAGGAGATCGTGAACGCTGCTGCGAACAAGGTCAAGTTCCTTTGCGACGCGAACATCAAGGAGACCCGCGTCCAACTGAGCAGACTGCTCACCATGGTCGAGGAGATCGGCGATAAGTTTGGCGCTGTGTTCGACGGGCTCACTACAGAGGATGTCTCCCAACTGGTCCAGACACTGACGTGGACTGGCATGGACGAGGGTAAGATGGTCGAGGCCTTCCTTGCGCAGAAGGCGAAGGATAGCCCGGTGACCGAAGAGGTCGAGCATGTCGACGGTCGGTAACTCCGGTATCATGGCGGCTCTCCAAGCGTATGCCAAAACCAAAGAGGGCCAAGCAGCTATGGATAAACGCATCGAATATCTGCGTGCAAAGGGGCGGAACAAGACGGACGCCGGTAGTGATGTCATCACCATCAGAGAGATGGAGCAGATGGCGGATGCCCTGATCAAGTCTGTCGCTGCGTCTGCATCTGGATGCAGTCTCGCTCCTTCCGTTTTGGCTCATTTGACTTCTGCGACGCATACGGCTCCTGTCCAACGTGGCAATGACTATGTCATCGAGATCTCTTTTGGCGGGGATATGCATCGTCCTTCCTTGTACCCAAAGGGTTATCCAGGCGGTGTAGGCAACATCGTCGCTCTGATGAACAACGGCTTCTCGACGACGAGAGATGCCGCTTGGGGCGTCTGGCATAATGGGCTGACATGGGGAAAACGGAGTCGCCCACATCTAGGATTTTTGCAGACCGCGGTCAATGATTTCAATGCATCTTATGGGCAAAGATACGGTGCGCAGGCGACATTGAGTGATGTGTATCGCTGATCAGCTGGGTGCGGTCCTTATAAAGGAGAGTGAGATCAATGGCTGATATCGAGCTATTATTTGGCGTTAAGGGCGGAGGTTAGGTCAGCGGGAAAAGTGGCCAGTTGATCAAAAAGCAACTAGAGTCCATCGTCAAGGACATCCATAATGGCCCGTTTGAAATCCCCGTCAAGTTTAAAGATGCTTCATTACAAGCGATGAAGAATCAGTTGGATGCCCTGCAACAGCAAGCGATACAGATACAGATCAATGGCGGCGGCAATGGCGGCGGTAACAACAATAACAATAATAACAACAATAATAACAACAACAATAATAATAACAATAATGGCAAAGACCCATTAAGTGCTATCAAGGGACAGATCTAGAAGGTTAGAAAGGATCTGATGGCCCTTGGGACGTCCCGTGAATGGAACAAATGGTTTGGGAGATTGCAACCCGGAAGCAACAAAGAGATCGATGATTGGCGAAACAAAATCGCGCAGTATGTTGCAGATGCAGACTCTGCTCTGAAGGATAAGACGAAGCAGACCCAGGCAACGGTGGATACGTTAAAAACACAGTATAACGACTTATTTACCAAAATGAATGCGTTCATCGCAAGGGAAAAGGTCGCTGCTGATTCCATCAATGGGAAGCTCACCAAAAGGCTTGCTACTGAGAAACAGATCTATGCTGTAAGGTCTCGGCTCCAACGATTTTTGGATGGCAATACGCGAATGCAAGGGACGGAAGAGTATGAGTCCCTCCGGTCTTATGTAAAGCAAATCGATAACGGAGAATCTCTCAGTGTCTCCGATATCACGAAGATGGATGACGCCCTCATCAGAGTCCGTGCCACCGCAATCAAGACCGGACAAGCGGGTAAGTCGATGGGCGACATGTTCTCGAAAGCTATGTCTAAATATGGCGGGTGGGCGCTCGTTACCAGCATCATGATGCGGGCCGGGCAAGCCATGCGGCAGATGGTCGTCAACGTGCGCGAGCTGGATACCGCCATGACTGAGTTAAAAAAGGTCACGGACGAGACCGATTCGACCTATGAGAAATTCTTCACCAATGCGGTCGATCGAGCAAAATAGGTGGGCGCGACCGTAGCGGACACGATCACGGCTACTGCTGATTTTGCTCGTCTTGGATTCGATATCGACGAGGCCTCTGGACTTGCCGATGCCGCGCTCGTGTACAAAAACGTCGGTGACGGCATCGAGGATATCAGTGAAGCTTCTCAAAGCATCATCTCGACCATGAAGGCGTTCGGCGTCGAAGCATCGGATGCGATGTCGATCGTTGATAAGTTCAACGAGGTCGGCAATAATTTTGCGATATCCTCCCAAGGCATCGGTGAAGCTTTGACCCGTTCTGCTTCGGCACTCGCTGCCGGCGGTAACACTCTCGACGAGAGTATCGCGCTGATCACTGCCGCGAACAACGTCGTTCAAGACCCAGAAAAGGTGGGAACCACGCTGAAAACCATCTCTATGTATCTTCGTGCTGCAAAGACAGAAGCCGAGGACGCTGGAGAAAGTACGGATGGCATGGCGTCCAGTGTTTCCAAACTGCGCGATGAGATCCTTGCGTTGACCGGGAATGAAGTCGATATCCAGATCGACGAGGATACCTTCAAGAGCAGCTACCAAATTTTACAGGAGATTGCTAGGGTCTGGGATAAACTGACGGACATTTCTCGAGCGAACATCCTGGAGATGTTAGGCGGCAAAAGAAACGCAAACGTCGTTGCTGCCTTGATCACCAACTTTAGTACAGCAGAAGCAGCACTCGATTCGGCAGCAAACTCTACCGGTTCCGCATTAGCAGAAAACGATAAGTATCTCGACTCTATCAACGGTAGGATCGCAAAGCTCTCTGCGACGTTCGAGTCATTGTCCGCTCATTTCGTCAACACTGATTTCGTCAAAGGAATCGTTAGTTTTGGCAACACAGCCGTTTCTACTCTCGACGATTTCGTAAGCAAATTCGGCGCAGTACCGACGGCTATCTCTGCTATCACCGCAGCAGTGTCTACTATGCGGGTGGCCGGAGGAAAACAGACGGGCATCTTTGATATCACACGCTTTGCACTGCCTAAGAATGGTGGTTTGGATTCTGTCTTTGTGCTCCGGCACTCTATCACAGAATATATATCTGCTATCAAAGAGCTCAATAACGCTGGTGGACAGACAGCAAATATTTTTGATACGGTCGGAGGACGCCTTGCTAATGTTTTTACAAGCGTTCGCGGTGTTGCATCTGGCCTAACAGACGACATCAATGCTTATAACCGAATCAATCAAAAAATCAGTGAAACAAAAGGTGCGTTAGATCAAGCAGTAACCAACGGCGCCGACCCAAAAGAACTCGAGCTTTTCACAAAATCTTGGCAAAGTGCAAAAGACACAGGCACTGAATTTATGGAGGCCATTGAGAAAAATAACAAGGCTCTCAGTGGATACTTCAAATCTCTAAATGGTGCTTCGGCTTCGTGGGCCGGTTTCCGGGAGTATTGCAAGTAGAACAATATTGCTCTGGGACAATTCTCTATCAAGGCCAAAGCCGCATCTCTCGCGGCGAAAAGCCTATCCGTTGCTGTCAGCTCAATAGTAAACCTTGGGATATCCTTTGCCATCTCGGCGCTCATAAACGGCATCGTCTCTCTGGCGACGCACACGAAGCGAGTCCGTCAGGAAGCTGAGGCCGCTGCTGAGACATATAAGGATCAAACAGAATCTCTTTCTGCTTACCAGGCTGAAGTCAAATCCATCAACGACTCTTTGTCATCTGGCACGCTCAGTACAGAGGAGACTTACGATGCCCGTCAACGTCTCATAGAGATACAGCGTGAGATGCTTTCGACATACGGAGCGGAGGCTTCTTCTCTCGATCTGCTCACGATGAGCGCGGACGAGGCCGCGGAAGCGTTCCATCGTCTTGCTGCCAAGCAGGCAGAGACATTCCTCAAAGACAATGCGGAAGGTTTCTCAGACGCGAAGCAGGCAATGGAACAAATAATCGAGCGAAGGATGGTCTTCCGTGGCGCATCTCAACCGAAGCTCGATGACCGGACTAGAAACGCCATCGCTCGTGCCGGAGAAGGGCTAGACGCCATCAAGCTGGAGGACACAGGAGCAGTTATCAAGGTCAAATTCCAGGCCAACGCGAGTGACATGGAAGAACAGATGACCACCTTCAAAAAGCGTCTCGAACAGCTCGGCGTCGATTTTAGTAATATCGATGTGGCCAATACGGTTGGCAGAGCCTATAGCAATCTTGGAGATACCCTTGATGAAATCATAGACAAGGCATAGGCGGCTCAGGCGGAGTATAGTAATATCTACGACGAAGGCATCAATGCCACGATCACAGCGTCCAAGAAATACTCGGAATTAAAGTCTGACATCCAGGAAGTTTCTGACGCCTACACGAAGGCCGCAACGGATGGGTATGATACCGAGGCCGCGCGTGCTGAGGCGGTCAGTGAGGCGATCGGTAATATCGAGACCCTTCGTGACAAGATCGGCTCGATGTATTTCGACGACGAGCACGTACAAAAATTCTTCGAGGACTACATCAAATCGGTCGAGGATTCCATCAACGCCGACAAGCTGAAGGTCGACATCCAATTCGAGATGGACAAGGATCCCGACACGATAGCAAGCGATGCTTTTAGGGGTGTTCGTGAGGCAGTTGAGCGATTCCGTGACACGAAGGATGGGCAGATCAAGCTGTCTGATATCCTGGACACCAAGTCCGAATATGAGGCCAAGCTCCTGTCCGACCCGTCCTATGTTCCAACGGACTCTTACGAAAAGGCCTACCTCCAACTGTCCGAGGCGGCAGACCAATATGGTATGTCTGTGGAGTCCCTCCTCTCCACCCTCTCGTCTTATCAGTACATCCAGTCCGACACGAACGAACTGGTCTATGACGGCTTCCAGAAATTCACGGAGCTTTCGTCTGCGTTGAAGACGGTGACGTCCCAAGCGGGGACTTTGAATTCCGCACTACAGGAGCAGGCGTCTGCCGGAGCGATCTCCCTTGACACCTATTCCTCCCTCGTCGAAGCTTCTGAAGATTTTGCCGATTGTCTGCAATATGAGAACGGCAGTATGGTCATCAACGCGGAGGCGGCGCAGGAGCTGGTCGCGGCAAAGGCCGAGGCCCGCATGGCGGAAGTCGAGCTCCAGATCGCGCAGGATCAAGCGCGTTGGGAGCAGAACACGGCTGCCATCCAGGATATGAAGGATGCGCATAAGGAGCTGACTGTCGATCAGAAGAACTCCATCGCCCAATGGGAGTCGGAGAACAGCCAAATCGAAGAGAACATCCGCAAGTATCGCATCCTCTACAGCGAGCTCAAGAACGCGACCGGCGCATATGCAGAGTGGAAGAACGCGAAGCAGACTGCGAACGGCAACACGATGTACGACGATATCGGCAAGGCCATAGAGGATATCGAGGACGGCATCAAGACACGCAAGATCGGCACTGACGATTACAAGTCCGCACTCAAGCTGGCGATCCCGGTTGAGTTCTCTTCTTCGGAAGCGGACATACAGGCCTATCTCAAGACCATCAAGCGGTATTTTGCAGATGGCAGGTCTGGAATGGATGCGTTCCTTCAAGATGCAACCAAGCAAGGGCTCATTGAATTTAAAGACGGGATGTGGTCGTCTCTCGATGGCATTACAGGCAAAGACTTTGTCGAAAGGATGAAGTTGACGCCGGAGATGGTACAAGCTATCTTTGCCAACCTGGAAGACTATGGCTTCCAATTTGATTGGGATCAAGACCTCGCCGACCCTGTGCTCGACGCCGCGAAGAAAGGCCTCGACGAAGTATCCGCCAAGCTCGACGAGCTCTACAAGAAGCGCGAAGAGCTTGCGGCGCAAGGCGACACCACCTCAGTCGAGCAGGATATCTGGACCACGAACCACGAACGCTTCCAGCTCGAGGTCGCAGCGAGCGAACAGACGGACGTCGAGAAGCTCATCTCCAACTACCGGCTCAAGTTTGAGGAGCTCCAGCACGAGCTCACACTAGACCCAAGTCTTGATACGAGCCAGTATGACACAGAGCTGGATAAGATGCGCGAGCAGCTTTCCGGTCTAGGCGACGATGTCAAACAAGCGTTCGACATCGACCCTGATCTGTTCGAGTACGGTATCGCGAGCATGTCGCAGTCGCTGCTGGATCTCGGCTCGGCTCTCGACGAGCTCAAGGCCGTCTCCGAGGAGGGCTTTGACGTCGGGACGCCGGAGTATGACACGGCCTACCAGCGCGTAAAGGATCTCATCTCGATCCTCAAGAAGGTGCCGGACATCAAGGCCCGGTGTGACATCGATTTCGATGAACTCGAACGTCAGATCCTGTCTGGCGACTTCGACCCCGACGCCATCGTCGTCGACATCACAGCCGATGACACACAGTTGCGAAAGAAGCTTGGCTCCCTCGAGGGCGAGAAGCATACCATCTACACCGACATCGCGCTGAACCCCGTCGGCACAGGTGTCAAAGCTCTTACGGATGGTGATTTCAAAAAGCAGATCTCCTCTGCACTCGGCAAGGAGGCGAAGGATAGCAACGTCAAGGTCGTCGTCTCTCTGGACACCTCTCTGGCAGAATCGAGCCTGTCCCAGATCCGCGATGCCGCACAGAAGGCGGCCGATGCCATCGACGTCCTGAACGGGAAACAGGTCGGTAGCTTTGGCGGCACGGGCACGACCTCTGCGATCGCACAAGTCAAGGCCGACGTCGAAACCGTCTCTGCCGGGGTCGACACTCTGTCTGCCAAGCAGATCGGGACCCTGGGCGCGAAGACGACTTTGGTCGTCCTGAACAGCGTCTATACACAGCTGAAGAAGATCGACGACAAGAAGATCAAAGATAAGACCTTCACGGTGCGGATGAAGGAGCAGGCCGTCCCATCTGTTTTCTCAATGTTGAAGAGCGGGCAAAGTGGAGGCGCCGGCGCATATGGCATGGACGGTGCCACTGGCGGCAAAACCCTCGTTGGTGAGTTGGGCCGCGAGCTCGTCGTCTCTGGCAGCCGCTATTATACCGTCGGCGAGAACGGCGCTGAGTTCGTCGATCTCAAACGCGGTGACATCGTCTTCAACAATGCCGATACGGAGAAGATCTTCTCTGGCTATCCTGGTGCGAGAGGCACACCTGTCGACGGTCCTGCTTACAAGGGTGGGACGAGTTATCTCGGAAGTAACAATCTTGCTCCTTCTGGGTCTTCTACGACAAAGAGCTCTTCTAAATCCTCCAATTCCTCCAAATCTTCTAAGTCAAATTAGAATTCTATCGAGGATAAGCTCAAAGACACCCTCGATAAGATGAAGGAAGAGATCGACGACCTCATCGGGGATCTCGAGCACGAGATCTTCCTGCTTGAGAAGCACAAGGCTGACCCGAAGGAGATCGTCGCTGTCTATAAGAAGATGCAGAAGCTCGTCAGCGAGCAGGCGAACGCCTATCGCAAGAAGGGGCTCGACGACAACTCTTCTTATATCCAGGATCTGCAGAAGCAGTGGTGGGAGTATTCCGACTCCATCATCGACCTGATGACCGACACCTATGACAAGGCGGTCAAGGAGCTCGAGAACGCAGTCTCGCTCAATGAGCGGTGGATGGAGAATGCCTTCAGCGACGAGGACCTCGTCGGCGCTGAGAAGTATGCCACGGCTATCATTGGGTTCTACCACGATATGCAGGCCAAGATCCACGAGCAGGCAGACTATTATCGCTCTCTCGGATATTCGGACACGAGCGAAGAAGTCAGCGCGTTGAGCCTCTCCTGGTGGGAGTATGCAGACTCCATCGAAGAGGTCAAGCAGAAGATCGTCGACAATCTGGTCGATATGGTCGATGCGGCGAGTGATGCCGTCGATGAGATCCAGAACGTGTTCGATACCTTCCAGACGGCTGCCGACGAGTATGCGTCCAGTGGGTTCATCTCCGTGGATACGTTCCAGGATATCGCCAAGATGGGTCTGCAAAACATGCAGTACCTCAAGGACGAGAACGGTCAGCTCATCATCAATAAGGACCTCATCTACGATGTGATCCGCGCCAAGACGGAGCAGCTCGCGGTGGAGACTGCCCTGAATTATGTGGAGCGGCTGCGGCTCGCTTCCGAGAAGGGGTCTGTCGAAGACATCAATGAGCTGTTATACGCGACCACCGAGACGACCAATGCGACGTGGGGCCTCGTCTATGCGAACCTCGCCCTGACGTCGTCCGCCTATGGCTGGACGGACCGCATGTATCAGGCCGCGCTCCAGAACATCAATGCGTTCCGTGCGCTGGCTGACAACGTGCGCGACGGCGTCGATGTGATGACCGGCGAGAACCTCGATGCGATGCGCGACGGCGTGAACGATATCCTCGACTATGTGATCGACATGCTCGAGGACCGCATCAAGCGCCAGGTCGACGCACTCGAAGACCTCAAGGACCAGTACGCCGACATCATCGACCTGAAAAAGGAGTCGCTGGATCTGTCCCGGAAGGAGTCCGACTATCAGGATACGGTAGCGGACAAGGTCAAGCAGATCGCCAAGCTGCAGGAGCGCATCACCGCGCTCTCCCTCGACGACAGCCGCAGTGCGAAGGCACAGAAGGCGTCGCTCGAAGAGGAACTGCAGAAGCTCCAGAAGGAGCTGGCCGACGACCAGGCCGACCATGCCTACGATGCTCAGGTCGACTCCCTCGACAAGATGCAGGAGGCCTACGAAAAGGAAAAGGACGCAGAGATCAAGATCCTTGAGGACTCGATCAGTAGCTATCAAAAGAAGTATGACATGGCCATCAAGTACATCCAGGACCACTGGGACACTTTGTATGGCGAGCTGATCGATTGGAACACGGAGTACGGCTCCGTCCTCAACTCTGAGATCACCTCCGCGTGGGAGGCCTGTCTGGAGGCCGCGAAGCGGTACGGGAGCTATGTCGCGGCGCTCGGTGCGCTCGGCGACAGCAGTAGCAGCGGCTCCGGGTCTCTATCTGGCGGCAGCACCATCGGGAAGCCGTCCGGTACGGTGGACCCGACCGTCGAAGACCAGAAGCGGGCCATCATCACAGAGATGTATCGCAACACACAAAAGTGGCACGACCCGGACGCGAACAAGAAGTGGCTCGAGGACCGCAATGCGGAGCTCGGCCAGCAACTGCGCAACTTGGGGATCCCCGCCTATCGCAACGATAAGGAGGGCGTCTGGTATGTCGGCGGCCAGCGTCTCTATGATGCTTACCGACAGTACACCAAGTACCACACTGGCGGTGTCGTGGGTGACGCGCCTGACCTAAAGCAGAAGGAAGTCCTTGCGGTGCTCGAAAAGGGCGAGGTCGTCCTGGACAAGAAGAAGGAGTCCGCCGTCTATCGGCTCATCGATTTCGCGGCGGTGCTCTCGGAGAAGCTTGGGACCCAGATCA